CTGCAGTATTTTTGTCATCAAGTTTTCTCCTCTCTCCGAAGCTGCAGTACCCGTTCTCTGATGTCTTTGAACCGCCACTCCAAAACCGACATATCTCGTGTGCTACTATGAGTGGTACGCCGTCCACGTCTTCCACGTGGTTATACTCAAAATGCTTGCACTCTTTACACCGCACCAACTCTTTGTCCTTATCCACGTATCCCTTGAGGTACTGGTCACGGTCGTATGCCAACGCCTTTAATAATTCATCTTTATCAACATAGACGCCGACCTTCTGTATCGCTTTTATAATCATTCCTTCGGTCTCTATTCTCATACGATCGTTTATTAAGTGTATCGGTGATTCATAACTCATTCAGTATCGCCTCCCATCTTCGCTCCGCAATGCCTGCAAAACTTGTCCCACGCGTCTATAGGCTTTCCGCACTCTGAACATTCTGCCCATACAGTAGGATTGAATTTGCCGCTACATTTTGTGACTATGTGTCCTGTCGGTCTGTCTGCGGATGACCGTCCTGCAAGATAGCCACGCATAAAAGCATCTGTAATATCTTCATCTCTTGACTGTGGGTATCGTTTTTCTAACTTGATTGGGATTTGTACCGCATCTGCGACTGTTGGTGCATCATTTATCATGCGTTGGAACACCTCGCCATCTTTGATGAAAATTGTTGTTTCGCATAGCTTCTCGCTTAATGCGTCCGCATCAATCAGCCTTGTCATGCTTCACCATCCTCTCTGTACGGCTCTGGTAACGGCATCCATGCATCAACACGTTTCCCTTCGTCCCAATAACCATCACGCCATATAGCCCAATCACTGTTCTGCCTATCGTATGCTCCGAACTCAATGTCCCCTGCGATTGAAATAAGAACACATCTGCTATTCTCCGGCAATCTCTCGCTTACTGGAATCCACTCTGTCAGTCTGTCTGCTTGTAGTGCTTCTATCCCCATGTTCATGGCTTCTATGTCTTTTAACTCATTTTCAATCGTATTTGTGTTTTGTGCCATTCCTGCATAAAATTCTGCGGCGGCTTTATTTTGTTTTAATCTTTCTATTGCTTCTTCCCTTGTCATGGCTCTCCTCTCTTCATCTTCGGGCACATGTCATAGTCACATCTGTGCCGGCGTTTTATATGCTCTCTATCCGGTCCTCGTCGTATACTCCATTTTGACTCATACCAATTTATGTCACATAACCTGAAGGGATCCTCGACTACGTACGGGCAAAAAAACACGATCGGGAGCCACCGGATCCATAGGATTTTGTCCTTTATTTTGTTGATTATGATGAAGATCATCACTCGCCCTCCTTCTGCCATCGGATCAGCCGGATGGCCTCGTCCATGGCCTCGATCTCGTCCTCGTCAGTGCATGTCTCCCGGATCTTCCGCAGGATCCTGATCAGCTTGATCTTGGTCAACTCTTAACCTCCTCTCGATATATGTCACATTTGAAAGCGTATCCTGTAATTTATCGATTGCTTCCGCCTGTTTTATAATGGTCTGTATTAGTTCGTCTTTTTCACGTAGTGCCCTGATCGCTATGCGTTTTGCCTCTTCGTGTTGCTCGTCTGTTGTCTGTCCGCTCCCCATAGTTGTAGAATATGTGTGCAAATGATGTATAGCTTCTATCTTTGTCATGGGCAACGGCTCTGTATGGTTGTCGGTCTGGCCTCTATTCCTGAGCGCCTGCACGGCCATCCTGATCGCTTCGTTGTTTCGATGCTGGTTCGGTTCGATCATGAGGTTCAGCATCTTTATGGCTTCATCTGTATTCATACTTCACCTAACTTTCCGGGGCTCAGTATCGGCGCCGCCGGCAGCACCGACTTCGCTGGCAGTTTCCTTTTCCCTCTTTTGAATAGTTTGCAGCGCCCCTTCTCGATCGGGTATCCGGCATACAAGCGGCTGCGTCCTGTGACGGTCATGTATTCACAGTATTTCTCCGATCCGTAGATGCACTGTCTCTTTACCTTGCACTCGTTTTCTTCGCCTTTGTACTTGGCGAGATCCATCCCTCGCTTCTGCGCTAACCTGTGCGCGATCCGTATGTCCTTATATTCGTCCTGCGCATGGCTGAACATGATCTGTCTGCACTCCGGGCAGTATTTCGTTCGGGATGAATTCAGCATGATCTTCTCGCCGCAGATGATGCACTCTCCTTCTTTTGGCACCCACACCATTATTTGATCCCTTCTTTCTTCATATGGTTTCTAATCGTCTGCTCGGTGCATCTCATCTCTTCCGCGATCGCTTTTATGGACCATCCCGCCGAACGCAGCGCCATCAGCTTCCCTGTGTCGAATGTACTCTTCGCCCCCCCTCGATTTGTTTTGCCGATCACTTCCTTTGACCGGAGCAGCTTCTGCGGCTCGTCTTCCGGAGGCTTTGTCTCCTCTTTGGTCTCTGCATCCGATGGCATGGTCTTTCCGATCTTTATCGAATCCTGGGTCATGACCGCTGTGGGCGGCTGTTTTCCCATTCCGTCTAATATTTCCCGGATCTTATTTCTTATGGTCTCGTTCTTGTTCGATGACTCTTCGATATCCAGCAGCATCTTTATGATCTCAATATCGTTCATGTCATAACACCTCCTCGAATGATTTCACGACGATTCGCAGTGCATTGCTCATTTTGTTCTGCATCTCGTCGTCCGTCTGCTGTGAAACGACATCCAGCGCGCTCCGGAAGGTCTGCTGCAGCTGATCCACGAGCAGCTTGAACTGGACCTTCTTTTCATCGCCGGCATTTGCTGCACGCTTCTCCAGCTGGTCGATCTGCCCGGTGAGCTCCCCGATGTGCTTCCTGGCGTCCACCAGTTCCACCTCTACTTCTTTGCGGATCTCCTGTTCCATGGCCTGGCGCTGGTTCCCGATGGCCTGCTCGATGGCTGCCTGCCGCCCGTCCTTTTCTTTCTTCAGGTCCTCTTTCACCTTCTTCGCCTTATCGTTTGCCTTGTCCAGCTTTTCCTTCAGTGCGTCGATCTCTTCCGTCATGCCGTCGATCATCTCCTGCATCTCTAATGCCTCTGAGTCCGTCTCCGCTCTCGCGAGCTCGCTCTGCAGCCTTTGCACCTCCGCTTCAGCGTCGGACAGCCTGCCGTCGATCTCGGATCGATCCTTCGCCACGTTCCAGACTTCCTCTTCCAGCGTGGCCTTTTCTTCCTTCAGCTTTCGAATCTCTTCTTCCAGGGCTTTGTTGGTCATGTCCTCGACCGGATGCTCTTCGGCGAACTTTTCCCGGTCTTCTTCCGGCAGCTTGAGGAGGCTCAAAGCGTTGGAAATACTGAAATTCCGCGATATCGCGGTATTTGCCAGCAGGCTGTTTTCGTCTCCGTATTCCTTCGCCAATCTCATGAATTTTTGCGCTGTATCCTGGCTGTAATTCAGATTTTCTTCACACCACTGGCCGAAATTCCCGTGGCCGACCTTCTCTTTTGCTTCCTGCAGGCGGCGGCCGATCCCGATTCCGTTCTCCAGGACCACCCGCGCTGTCTGCTGTTCGATGATCTTGATCTCCGAGATGATTACCGGCAGCGTCCGCTCCTGTATGATTTGATAGTCCGCGTCTATAACGTTGTTCATGCTGTCCTCTCTTTCTTAATTTCTTTCTGCAGGTGCGTGGCGAACTGGTGAACAAATTGCTCCACGTCTTCCGTCATGCTTTTGTTGTACATTCCCCTGCACTGTTTTATGTTTCCTTCCAGATCTGTCTCCAATGTGTAGAATGGTGTGTCTTTGTCCTCGACCGTCCGAACGAACCATATCCAGCACTTCCCTCTTGCGATCTGGTCGCCGTACGTCTTGACGCAGTGGTGCAGGACAGCGCTTTCGATATTCAGTTTTTCCTGGGTGTCGCCCGGCAAGATCATCAGATGATCCGTCTGGAACTCCTCGACCCTTGCCTTTGCCCGGATGGCCGCTGTCCGGTCGTTGTCTTCCTTGGCCGCTACGTCTTCGATCGCCCGGTCGTGGGCTTCTTTCAGATCTTCCGGGAAAAGGATCCTGTTCTTATGGATGTCTCGCCCCAGCTTCTCACAGGCTCCGATGTAATCGAACCATTCCCGGATGCCCGTCCGGTCGGTCACCTGCGTGTCCATGTATTTCAGCCATTTGATGTATGGTGTCAGCTTCCCGACCTTCTCCCGCAGGCGGTCCATGTCTCCGTATCTCACATAGTTGCTGATTTCTTCAAGCATCAGCGCAGATACGGCCTCCCGCTCCTCTTCTGTCATCTTCCGGAAGGTCAGCAGATCTCTTGTGCAAGGGTTCAGCTGCTGCATCCTTCGGACGTGTCTCTTCGGCAGTCTCAGGATCCGTTCCAGGCTCTTTCCCTGCCAGTTGACGATGTGCCCGTTTTTCCTACCTTTCAGTCTTTCTATGACCAGGTTCGTGAATCCCGCTTTTACCATCAGTTCGATGCTCTGCTGCCGGATCCCATAGCCGATGTACTGTACCATTTCTTCCGGCGGCATGTTGTTGCACCATCCCGGGATCCACAGGTACTTCAGGTCGCTCTTCAGGAAGACGTCCTCAAGTCCGTGTACTTTCATATATGTGAATGTGTACTTCGTGGTCCAGCAGTATCCCATACCGCCCGGTGGCGCAGGGATTTTAAATGTCTTATATTTCTCCCAGCATTCGGGCCCATAAAAACATTCCGGCTTGTGCTTGTAATAACTCCGCTCCTTCGCATTCACGATGTACAGGGCCGACAGCCATTTCTTCAAGGCCGGCGGTCCGGGTTTCTCGAAGGACGCTTCGATCTCGTACAGCCTTCCGTACACGGTCTTTCCTTTTCTCGACCATGTCAGCAGCCGGAAGAAGTCCGATCTTCCTGTCCTGCCTCGTCCTTCGGACAGGAGCTCCACTTCCGCTTCACACTCCGGGCACCGGATCCGTTCTCCATGCATCCCTGTGAAGAGTCTCCCATTGAGATTTGTGCGGCCGCATCTTGTGCAGACCGCTGTGTCCTCTTTGCTGTTGTATATGATGAACGCCGGGATCACGCATTCTTCCCGGATCCAGTCGTCCAGGTTCGATTCTTCTTTCGGAAGGCGCCCCAGGATCTTCTCCATCTTCTCCTGTTCTATAAGCATGTCGGCCCTCCTTATAACAGATCGAGCACGTTGATGCCCTCAGTCTTCGGCGGCGCTTCGGAGATACCGTAGTACTCGTCGATCATGTCGTAGATCTCCTGGTCCGGGATAAATGCCCCTTGCTTCTTTTTCCTTCTTCTCGCCTCGTCCCAGATCTTCCTATGGATCCCTTCCAGAGTCTTTCCGGAATCCAGCAGTTTCTCCGCGATGCTCTGCGTGGTGCACATCTTCGTCAGGTGCTCCTCGATCATCTGGGCAAGAGGATCATCCATCTTCATCATTTCATCTGTAATCTTGGCAATCGCTTTGTTGATCATTTGCACACTCCTCTCCTTATCGTTCCTTTTGTTCTTCCTCCCATCTCTTCAGCTCACCGCGCATGATCTGTGCCCGGTTGAACAACGTTTCTCCCTGTCTCGGGTTGTTGTTGTGGTATGCCTGCTGCGACTGTTCCTCCAGCCGGTGGATCTCTTCCAGCTTCATCTGTTTATAGGATCTGATCCTTCCGGTCTGATTCCGGATCGGCGCAGCCTTCTCGTCTTTCCGTTTTTCCAGCCTCGCATTTTCGGCCCGCTTCAGCTCGATCCGCTTCATGAGCGCGATGTTCTCCGGATCATCCCGGATACATAGGCTTCTCTGGCATCCGCTGATCCATGCGTCCTGCATGAATGCGCAGATCGTGTCCCGTTCCACGCAGTACAGCATCGATCCATGCTTCCGGATATGTTCCTGTCTGGCCTCTTCCAGAGGGCTTACATCATTTTTCAATGGACCCCCCCTGCCGGATCGTTTTGCTCCGCTCGATATTGATCCGACCCTTTGTCCTCGTGATCCGCAGATTCGTCTCGTCGATGCGGATCGTGCAGGATGTGATCTCGCCTTCTGAGATCTTGTCCGCCAGTTCACTGATCGTCCTGTATACCTCCGGCTTTACAGCGTCCCATCCGTTGTCCGGTGCCAGTTCTCCGATCAGCTTATCGAGCTGATCCTCGACCTGTTTTTTTCTTCTTACCATCTCGCCTCCTGGGCAGCTGCAGTCCAGCGTCGTCATCTCGTTCGCTTCGCTCTGCGTCTGCGCCTTGACGATTTTCGTCTGCCCGCAGTACATGCAGGTCCCTAACATTTCTTGCATACTTCGCGCACTCCTTTCTCTTCTCTTCAATGCCGGCCGTTACTGGTATGCCGGCACTACCGTGTTATATGTCAGCGCTCCGCCAATCATGAGCGCGGCGCAGACTGCTGTGTAGATGATCAGCGCCCAGGGCTCCTGATCCAGTACCCGGACTGCCTTCACGGTCACGTCCGCGATGCTTCCTTTTCTGATCCTGTACTTCTTCATTGATCCCAGCTCCTCTCTACTTCAGCGAATATCTTCGCTGCCACTTCATCGATCATGTACTGTTTCGCTCTCCCGCTCGGAATGCAGTCCAGTCCTCTGAGCAGGTCCCTCGTCCGGTCCTTGCCCCAGCCCATGGCTTCTCTGACTCCGTTCTGGGTGATGAACTCCGCACCGTTGGCCCGGCGCTTTAATGTCCGTTTTATTTCTGACTTATTCATGGCGGCCTCCTATTCGATCCCCCGGAGGATGTCTTTGATCATGGCCGTTTCTGAGTCTGCTGTGACGTCGATCGGCTTTCCGTAGAGTCCGCTCCTCGTTTTCCATATCGCCATGACCCATTCGTCCCCGTCATCGCCCATGGTGTATACCAGCTGTGTCAGATCTTTGTGCTGTTCTGTTTTCTGCAGTAGCTTGCAAAATTCCGTGCAAAACATTTCTTTCGTCACGGCTTTCCCCCCTCTCTTCACGGTATCTAATTTAATTAGAGTTATTGATAAAAAAAATATCCTCAAAACGTACGCCGACAATCTCCGAAAATGACTTTCCTTGTCTGATCGTTACGTCCTCAGGATTATTCTCCATGCGCTGATAAGTCTGTACATGCACGCCCATTCTGTCTGCGACCTGCTGCTGTGTCATTTCTGCCCCGACTCTCGCCTGCTTCATCGTTATACGCATTCCCTCTCTCCTTTCCGTATTTTTCCTTTATAATATTCTAATTAAATTAGAGTGTCAACACTTTTCTCTATTTTCTATAGATTTTTTTCGGTATATTGTTGAAATTCCTCAATTTTAATTATACAATCATCTTCACCGAAAGGAGGTTTCCAAATGAGTATTGCAGATAACATAAAGGCGCTCCGCGAAAAATACGGATTGACCCAGTCCGAACTTGGTGAAATAGCCGGTGTTTCTGATAAGGCAGTATCGACTTGGGAAAACGGCACCGCGGAACCTCGAATGGGTGCGGTTCAAAGAATCGCTGAACACTTCCATATTTCAAAGGGCAGCATCGTGGACGACTCTCCGACCGATCTGCTCCCTGAATTATTGACTGCTCCAGAACAAGCTCTGCTTAACGACTTCCGCCAATTAAATGATGAGGGTCAGGAGCTTGTTTTGAAAACTGTCAGTGGTCTTGTCGCGTCGGGGCTATATATAAAAACTGATTCGGCTCGACTGGTGGAAGGCGCGTAAAGAAAGGCGGTCCTGATGGCTACTAAAAAATACAAATACAGACATACGGAAATATATCACGGTGTCCGCATCGACATCAAAGCCAATACGACGAAAGAACTGGCCGAGAAGATCCAAAAGAAGAAGGGAAAGATCGACCGGACCACGGTCAGCCCCTCTATGACGCTGTCAGCCTTTGGCCGGATGTATCTGGACACTTATAAGCGCGAGATCGTATCCGCTTCATGGTACCAGGACATGCTGACGATCCTCGAGAAGAAGATGGTCGCCAGCATCGGCGACAAACAGGTCAGCCGGATCCAGCCGATCGAGGTCCAGGCTTTTCTGAACAGCTGCAGTCATCTGTCTGAGTCCTACGTCCACAAGATCTTCATCCTGACGAAGCAGATCTTCCATCAGGCGTACCGGAACGGCCTCACCGTGTCTGACTTCAGCGAAGACCTACAGCAGCCTCGTGGCGTCAAGGCCACTCCTGGCCGGTCCCTGACCAGCGACGAGATAGATGCTCTCCGCGCCGTTATAAAAGATACTCCGGATGAACTGTTCCTCCGGATCATCCTTCAGTGCGGATGCCGGCCCGGCGAAGTCGTGGCGCTTACCTGGCGTGATGTGGATCTCGATGCCGGGATCCTGAATGTGAGCAAGGCCATGAAAAAGGATGGCTTCATCGCTCTCCCGAAGACCGACTCCGGAAACCGGCAGATCCCGATCCCGGACGATCTCCTGCATCTGCTCCGGGAGCGTGCCGGCGATCCGCTGGCACTCGTTTGCCCGAAACAGCGCGGCGGCTACCACACAAAATCATCCCTGCGGAAGATGTGGGACCGTGTGCAGAGCGGTCTCGACGCGCAGCTGGGTTCGAACAGCGCCCCGCTTCACGTAGCACGTCCACCGATGCGCATGTATGATCTGCGGCATACTTACTGTACCAATCTGGAGAAGGCCGGCGTCCCGATCAACATCGCTTCACGGCTCATGGGCCATTCCGACATCTCCGTCACATCGAAGATCTACACCCACGCCTCCGGCGAAGCGCTTGAAATGGCGCGTGATCTGATCAATGGCCATGGAAGCCCTGTGGAAAAAACTGTGTAAACTGTTGAAAAACCATCGTTTCATGCAGACTCTTAATCAGGGTGTCCAGGGTTCGAACCCCTGATGGTGTACCAGTGTGACCCGTTGAAACCACTGCGTTTCGGCGGGTCTCGTCTTTTATTTCCTTTCTTTTCAAAAGACCTGTATGGGCCTGTATGGGCCTGTATGGTGTGGAAAAAAGTGTGGAAAAAGCTCCAATAAAAAATGCCCCGGATTTCTCCGGGGCTCCAGCATATAAGAAGGAGGTCTTAGTACCTCTCACGAGGTCTTATGTTTATGTTGTGATATTAGCCATCGCTGTCAAACCATTCCGGTTCCAGGCCGTGCTCGTCGGCCCACTTCTTGAAGATCCCGGTCATATACCAGTTGGCTTTCAATTTAGCAAAATAATATTCCGCAATCTTTAGGATCTCCGTCTGCTCCTCTGGCTTCATCAGGATCATTAGAAGCAGCTGCGTCCGGATCCCGTCCTTCTCCAGTTTGCCAAGTCTCTCCTCTATACTGCTCATCTTGTCGTCTTCTTCGCGTTCCTTTTTACGGTCATGCCTCTCGACGAGGAACTTGACGAATAACACTATGTTTCCGCCTCCCAGCACTGCAAGCAGGATATTCTCTACCATGCCAATCACCCCCTTCTCCGGTATACCCTGAGCATCTCATAGGAGGATTTTCGCATGGTCTTCAGTTCCTTCGATACATGCGGGTATGTCTTCCCATGCCATTGTGCTTCGGAGATGTATAATTTACCATCCTCTTCAACGATGAAGAATATGTGTCCTCCCGTTCCTTTGTACTCAACAATGACGATGTCGCCGCCCTGCAGCATGGATGGGCTATAGTAATGGCCTTTGTTGTCTTTCTTCGATGGAACTATTTTCAGCTCGTCATTGTGTTTTTCGAGATAGGTGATCATTTCCGCAAGCCCGGTCGGCATCTTCTTACACATACCAAGGGCTCTCAGCACAGCCATGATGTAGATCTCACACTTTGCTCCGGCTTTCTTCTGAGGATCCCACCCGGATCTGTTCGGGAATGCCTCCGCCAGCGTTTCCTTATACTTTTCTTTCGGCTTTCCCGATGGATACTTGAACTTATCCGGATCAGTGCCCTTTGGATATGCGCATGCCTTTGCCAGTTCGTTGATCTTCTGAGCTTTTGTCTTCTTCTTTGGTTTTTTCTTCTTGGCTGCGTGCTTTTTTATCAGTTTCTTCAGTTCACCGAGGCAATCCTTCCCCCACTTTCCGTCTGGAGCGAGCCCCAGCTGCACCTGATACCAATAGACTCCGAACAGGGTCTCATTCTTGAATACCCCATCCACTTTGATCTCTGCATCGACAGCCCAGTTCAATGCTCTCTGCAGCCGTTTGACGTTCGTCCCTTTATCGCCTACCTTGAAATGCCCTCGCTTCGGCAGCTTCGGAACGGTCCCTGTATACGGGGCAGTGATTACATGCTTCTTCTCCTTGCTGTAATCCGGTCTGTCCGTAGCGCATACAAGGGAGTAGTGCCGTATCCGGATCGCGACCTCATCGCCATTTGTCTGCGAACCAGACGTCCCTTCTGGCGTGGTGTTTCCTTCGACCGTAATGTAATCGTTGCCGATCCTGCCGATGGCCAGTGCAGTGTGGTCTCTCCATAGGTCGTTTGCTCCGAAGTCGAAACTGACCTGGTCTGCGAACTCGACCTTTTGCAGGCCCTTCTTCTTCGTATCCCTGGATCCTGTTTTTTTCATAATCCATTTCCCAGCTTTCCGGGCGACAGTCAGATCTTGGACATCTGCAGCCGATGCGCTCTTTGCGATCGGGTTCTTCCCTGGCGCATGTTCTCCACACCACCATACAAAGATAGCGCACCAGGACTGTCCATCCATCCCGAACTCTTTTCCGAACTTCGTGTGATTGTTACCGGTCTCTCTATAGCCTACCTGCAGGATCGCCTGCCGCATAACCTCTTTTGCTGTTGCGTTACTCATCTCCGTCCTCCTTTACTTCCGGCAGTCCCTGCATCAGACACAGAATGAAGATGTACACCGCAGCGGATATGGCAGACAGGAACGTAGTTCCCCAGTCAATGTCTGTAATCAGTTGGCCTGCCGTCCATACGCCGAGAATCGTTGTAAGGAACGTGCGGATCAGACGTATCGCCGTTGCTTTCCAAAATTCCTTTTTGTAAATCATCATTCTCCTCCCTCCAATAAAATAGGGACCCGAAGGTCCCCCGTAGTGACTTAAAGTCTGCTTATGATTAGCCTATGAAACGAATATGGTCTGTAACGTCGCTTTCAAGTTTAATGATTGCGATTGGGTCACTATCACAAAATCCGCAGACTACCTCGTAACGTCCTGCATAAATATCGTCTATGTCTTCGGCTTTTATGATGCCTTGCCCGCAACTATTAATAATTAACCAAACATTCATTTCGCACCTCCTACCACATCTCCATCGGTTTCTTGTGATAATCCCACTTGCTCAATGACCGCACCATCGGCTCCTCGAAGGTTTCGTCCACCCAGTACCACGCCTTGCCCAGCTTGACCCTGTTCCATGCGTGTAGCCCGCCGTAGGACAGACCGCCCATGCACCATCTGACCGGGATTCCCTGTACTCGGCATAGCACGTAGACAGCAGATGCAACGGCACAGCAATCTCCGCCGTGGTTCTCGAAGTAGCCTTGTGCCGTCTTGACTCCGCTTATGTACTTTCCACTACGGATATACTTGCGAATCTTTAGGTATGCTTTTTTGCCGTTGCCCTTGACCTTGTACTGCTTCAAGATTGCCTTTGCGCTTGCTCGGTTGGCTTGCGCTTGGTAGTCAAGCGTTGACCATAGGACAGGATCAATCTCAATGTAGTTGTATGTCTGCCCCTGCCCTATCTCCACGTACTTGTTGACGGCAACGTAGCCCGCCCACGGTGCGTAACTCATGGGATATTTACGCATCAATGTGGTCTCTTTGTACTTGTGCAACTCCCACATCGAATACTTCTGCGTCTTAATCAGACCGCCCGTGTGGATTGCCTGTGTCACCTTGCCGTCGAAGCTGTTCGTGCTGTCTGCGTCCGCATTAGACAGAAGCAAGACCGCCACAATGATGGTCACTATGACGGTCAATGCGATTGCTTTTAGCTTGTCCATTGATATGTCACGGTTCCGCTCGAAACGACCGCCTGTAATGTGTAGGTGCCGTTTGCGCTCGGTGCGCTCGGAATCGGTGGGAGTTCGGCTAACTTGCCCGCCATGTCCTCGAAGTAGGTTGTCTCCGTTCCCACTGGGATAGCAACATCTCTGTCACCGCTTTCGACGAGTGCGTCCACAAATTCCTCGGTGCCGTCACTATCGCATATCTGCACCGCTGTGTATGGGTCGGCTGTTTCGGTGGTTGGGGTGGCAAGTTCGTAGACAAGATAAATACCCGACATGGCGGTTTTGAAAGATGCGGCATCGGTGTAGGAGGAATCTTTTACAATAATTTGAGCGTTGTTTGTATTTCCGCTTGCATTAGTAGAAATCTGCTTATCAGACAGATTTGCCCATCCCATCAGCGGAGCGTTCGCATACTTCGCACATATAATTGGTGCATAGGTCTGTCCTGTCTTCATTTTGTTCAAGAAAACATAGAACCCGCTTTGGTCTGATACATACGTCCAATTCAGCGTACCCAAATCCACGACCCCGTACCGCCGGTTAACCGACCCGTCGCTTTCGTATTCGTCGCCGTCATAGTAGAGGTTATTCGACGCATCCAGTTTCGGGATCCCCCGGAGGGTCAGATTCGCATCGAGTTCGTAGGAGTGCTTTTCGTATGGCTCATACTCCCCGTTACGGGAGCCGTTGTGCGACAGGTTGATGCAGATGTCGTTCTTGTAGGTGGTACCGTAGTTCGCATTGAACGCGAATCTAAGGTAACAAGCGTTTTGCGGAGTTGTGAACGTCGCGTCGCTCTTGAACTGCGCGCTAATGAACACCTTATTTGCATCATAGAAAAACAGCTGAGTGCTTAAAGACGATTTAAGGTAATATGTTGTCGATGGGAGCACCGGCGTATATCCCTTTGAACGGATTCTTGTTGAGCTTGCGTAATCGTTCCCGGAATTGTCGAGCGTCCCGAGTTCCCACTCCTCATCCCACTGGTTAAACCCGACCATCTCGTGACTTGCCACCTGTACGGACATCAGTTCTCCTGCGTTGTAGGCATAGTACGGTTTCGGGAACAGTTTCTTGAACCACGCTACTCCTGCACCTGCATTGGCTTGTTCAAGTGAGTAGATGTAGTCTGCTATGGTAGAGCCGAACATGGCGGTGAGGTCAGTGGCAAACACGTTCCTAAATGACGTGGTTGCGTCTGTGAATGGGCATCTTAACCGAATCGCACGATACGTTTCTGCGGAGCAAACGAACACCCCTGCGGATGTATGCCAGTTTGTGTCCGTCCCGCCTTGTACGCCCGTCCTATCAGATGTTGTTCCTTTGAAAACGACCACCATTTCATACGCTGTTTGTCTCGCCGTATTTGCTTTATAGTCAATCGTATAAAATATCTTATGATTTTGTGGGAATGAAACGGCCTGCTGAATATAATTATCACTATCAGACGATGCGGTAAATGTGCCTACGTTGCCCGATGCAGATAAAGTAACCCTTGTTGCGTTCCACTTGGTTGTATCAGCAAAATTACCATTCTGCACAAGCTGATTCCACGCCACAGTACCGCCGACCACTTTCGACAGTTCCTCACGTGTGAAGTTGAACGGAATCAACCCCCCGCCGCTCCGTCTGAACGTGTACGGGGTTACATCGGTTGCGCTTGCTTCGTCTGATACAAGCTGTTCAGCAGAGCCGACCGTCCAGTTGGGTTTGTCGCTGATTTCTTCCTTTAAGTCACTGATCTCCGTCGCTATCGCTACCGCAGTCCAGTGTGCAGCATTCCACGCCTCTGCGGTCGTGATCGCGGTTGTGCACTCATACATCACGCCTTCGTGCATGACGTAATCGCCCACCGCATAGGTACTGGAGCTGCTGTATGCCGGCGCCAGAGACGCAACAGCAGCCGCTGCATCATCCGCACTGTCGGCAGCTGCGTCTGCATAACCTTCGACCTGATTCACGAACTGCTCAAACTGTGATGGCGTGATGTCAGTTGTCTCAGTGCCTTCTACTTCTGCTTCTGCGTCGATGGTGAATGCCAGGATCGGATATGTAGTCAGCCGGTCAACGAGGACATTATTCTCCACGTTGCTTCCCACGAGGTTCACGAATACCTTGGACTTGTAGTACTTTACTTCTGCCGGCACGAGACACTTTCCGTAGGCGTCCAGTACCGCAGAGATAGTATAATACTGCGACTTCCATACGGCCCGTACCGAATCGAAGCCGCCCCAATTGGTGTCCAGATCGAAAGCAGCTTCGATGTACCCAATGGTGTTTGAAGCGTAGTAGTCCGCTCCGGACGTCTTCGTCAGCGTCTGTTCGCTGGCTGTGAATGCTATGGCTTGTGTGTTCATTTTTGCTCCTTTCGAGAAGTTATCCTAACGCTATCCAGTTCACTGTCGGAGTCTTGTTCGCTCCGGAGTTGTTATAAAATCGAAGTGTCGCCCCAGTTGTCGATACTGACACGACTGCCACTGAACAGTTTCCGAAGTTTGCTGCCGTGGATCCAGTCCCAAGCTGGAACCCTGCGACCACATTCGGTGCCGCTGAGTACGATGGGCCAAATGATATTGTCTTATCCGAGTAGCTCCCGGAAGCTGTCTGTGCGAATGTCACCGTGCCAGACTGAAGATTCCCCGCACTGATTTTCTTGCAGTTTAGCGTTCCGTCAGTATGAAGCGTCGCCCCTCGCTGGTTGTTTGTATAGAAGTCTATCGCGCCTTCGTCCGGGGTTTCACCACTTGGCTGGTGCCCTGTTGATCGCTCGATGTATATGGCTGCTCCGTGTCCAAAATCTATGTAGCAGCTGTCTGGGTATCCGCTCGATTTGTTAACAACGCCAAGACCGCCGAGTAGCACATCATTTCCATCTGCGAGATATAGCCCATTTCCATCTAATTGGGCTACACGTGTACCACGCGCTGCGCCGGTACCGATTGTGATCAACTTTACAACATCCCCAAATGACGCTTTTGGTGATCCGCCTTTGTAGACGGTCATACCATTCGAGTTCAAGTTGGCAAAATTCGACGCATCTCCCGCATCATGCACGCACACGCCGTTGTATCCGCTGATAACAGTCACGTACTTACTCGCCGATGAGTCCATCATCAGGGCGAGGTTGTCCGTGTACAGCGTAGTCCCGGAATAATCCCTCACCCGGCACAGCATAGATGCTGTCGAGTTGTCCCTGTCCGTGATCTGGATCGGGATCAGCACCATGTCGCCTTTGACTCCGCTGAACGCTGTCACGCTTCCCCAGGAGTCATTTGAGATGCCCACATAGCTGATGGCTGTGGCATATGTGATCTCCCGGGTGTGAGTAGTCACCGAAGCGACCTGCCCCGTGGTGTATGTCCCATCGTTCACAAAATCGCCCACATTGAAGTCTCCCGCGTTTATATGCACTGCATCAATGTATCCGCCTGTCAGCTTTCCGACATCCAGTGCCTTGATCTTTGCGTTCTCGATCGTGCCGTTCGCGATCTTACCGTTCGTTATCGCAAGGTCATGGATCGCCGCGTTGCCGAACTGTTCCGGTGCCCACGCAGATCCTGTCCATGTGTACATCTTGTAGCCGTCATCCGTATCGAACCACGTGTCTCCGACGACGTATGTGCCTCCGGTTGGCTGGCTTGCAGAATGATATACCTTATTCTTGCCGTTTGCTGATGTCAAGGCGTTCCCGGCAGTTGTGTTCGCCGTAGATGCAAGATTGTAAGCCGCATCTGCCCTGGTGTCGTCGGTGTACTTGTTCAGCTTCGACCAGTCACTTGCCTGGTACGTCTGCCCTTCCACTTTCGGATTCGTACAGGTCAGAATGTCTCCAGAGTTCCCTGTGAACCACAGATCTCCTTCGTCATACGGCGGAGTCGGCTGTGCTATAAACACCCGGCGCTTATGATCTGCAAGGTCCTTCGCTTCCGCTGCGTCCTGTAGGGCCTTCGTCACGTCTGAGTCCGTTACCGCGACCCACTTGTATGCAGCGTTCTGATACACGAACCGCCACGTGTGGCCTGTGTCTGTGTTGTAGTACAGGTCGCCGACGTGATTCTGCTTCTTCTCGTCCGTATCCCAGCCAGTGCTCTCCGGGTTGTCAGGATCTACCGTGACTGGTGGCAAGTTCATCGCTGGATCCACCGTGTAGAACCATGATGTGATATTGCCATCAATCTGACTCTGAAGGTCTGCGATGTCTGCATTGATAGCGACAACGGCATTCGCCATATCAATGGCGTTCTGATCTGCCTCCTTCTGTGCGTCGAAGGCTTCCTGCTTCGCAATGAGCGCCTGGATGGCAGCCTGATCCGCAGCTTCCCGGGCCTCTATAGCTTTCCTATCGTCTGTAGGTGGCGCCGACGCATTCCCCACAAGCCATGCGCTTCCGCCGGAGACTCGAACCTGTACAGTATCGCCAGCATGCGCATCTATG